GTCAAAGTAAGTCTTAGCATAGATGGCTGGCTTGAAGTCATTAGCATTGAAATCATTGCTCTGAATATATGGCATCACATACTTATAGCCATCAGCTACTGTGTGACTGAATGATGCAACTATATCTGTAGAACTAAACACATGATCTAAGTCACTAAAGTCTAAGTCAGTCAATTTAGCATTTGTTATGGCTGTAAAAAACTCAGCTCTACTGTCTTTGATTAGTACTGTGTAGCTTACCTCATCCTCATACCTTGTGCTAGTCTGTACCTTGTTGACTGATACTAACTGTAGTAGTGCTTCGTCTAAGATAGGTACACCATTCTGTATCACTTGACACTTAGTCAGTGTGTTGATGTTAAATGTGCCAGCTTGTATGTTAACGTCATAATAGTGTCCTAGTAGGTCATTATTGTTCTTAGTGCCAGCTAGAGTCACAGTCTTTGAAAATGTCCCCTTGCGTGAGGATAAGTCTCTAATGTCACCAATACTGAATGTGATAGGTAGTGCCAATGTCTCAGCAACATCTAGCACTCCATTTGAAAGTACTATCTTAACCATTTATAGTGTCGTTGTTACCTATCCTTACTTGGATAGATTGCTTGATTAGATTCTTATTTCTTTGCTTGAACACTTCAAATGTGTTAGTGGTCACGTTGCAGCTCACATACTCAGTACTCTCAGGTACGTGAATGACACAACCATTCTCATCGAATAGTACAGCACCATCCTCTGTGATGTGATACAGCACGTTCTTAATGTACGTTTGTGGTGATGTTAGCAACTGCTGGAAATATTCTCCCTCAGCTTCTGTCATGAAGTTTGTTGATAAGTCATATAGCTTAGTGACCTCAGTGTTAATATTCACTGTGCCTTGTTCATAACTTTTATATCCCCATTCTCCACCTATCACTGCACCCGGTACATCTTGATTGTATGTCTCTCTAGTGATGTTGCCTTTCTCGTATGCCTTAAGCTGAAATGCAAAGCTACTCCATGAGCCTAGTCTATCCAAGAACACAATGTGACTTTCAGAGATAAGCATACGTCTGTCTATATTGACCTTGTACTTGACTGACTTAACTGGATTGAATACTCCATCTGAGTACCATACCTCGTAGCTAGTAGTGTCATTCTTTACCAATGGAGCTGTGCCACTTACTACAGTGAGTGAGCCATAATTATTAGGGCCAACTGCCACACCTTTGATGTAGTCATTTGAGCTGAGATTTTTATAGAACACATCACCATTGTCATTCTCAAAGTAGGCTCTTTTATTGCCACCAGTCACTGTGCCTCTATCCTTGATGTTAAGCCATAAATCTTGACCAGGTGTTGAGCTAAATGAAGTAGGTTGGTCTGTTAACCATTCCTTAGTGACACCATCTGTGTTGTAAGTGTCCTCATCCCAGTAAGGAAACTCAAGCCAAGGGTAAACACCATTGAAGACAAATTTTTCCAAAGTGTTAGTGATGTTTAGATTGATAGTCTTTCGCTTGTCAGCATACTCAACAACTCCATCAATGGTAGCATCTGTGACTCCTGACCATAGTGCATTGATTGTGAAGTCAGTTGTGCTAGTGATAGCTATCACAGTGTGAAGTCCCTCAACACCAGGATTAGCAACTGCTCCTCCAGCACCTTGTACAATGTTGATTTGGTCACCTACAACAAATGGATGTGTTGCTGTGATGCGAACGTTGCCAGCATTGTCAGTCAGTGATGCTGTGTAGCTCAAGTCAAAAATATACTCTTCACCAAATTTAACATCATAGCCAAAGTAACTGTTCTCAGCATCATAGAAGGTAGTGATTGAAGGATTGAAGTCAAAGCTCACTGAGTTGCTTAGTAGCTTGCTCAGGTCTTGCTCACCATAGCCAGTGCCAAATGTAGGCAGTGCCTTGTAGTATCCTATCCTACCATTAGTCACTGAGTCAAACACCTCAAAGATGTATCTGAAACCTGACTTATTCTTGTTAGTTGAGTCAATGATAAACTTGCACTCGTTATAAGCTGGAGTGAAGTCTTGAGGCTGTGCTATGATTGTTGTTGCCATACCTATATTGTTTTTTATAAGAATTCAATTAGAAGGATAAGTAGCTGTCATCTGTGAAGTACTCCTTCTTGATATAGGTTGCAGCGTATCTTATAGCATCCATAGCATCATCCCAAAGCTTGACTGGTTCATCTGTGATTTGGTCACCTATTTTTTTCCACTTATAGTTCTCGTACTCCTTCTTGATTGCTGGATGGTCTTCACAAAATATACCAAAGGTCTTGATGTTGTCTATCCCTTGCTTGACTACCTTGTTAGCATTCTCAATGTAATAGCCAGCTCTATCAATTTCAGCTATGGTCTCAGGTCTTGAGTAGTCAGCTAGTATGTTGATGTTCTTCTCTATGCCTAGTTGATCCATGCGAGCTATCAAGTCAGTAGTGGTCAAGTAGCTTTCATAGATGACTGGCTCAATGTAGATGTCTTTGTCTCTCCAGTAGACTCTGACCAATGCGGTGGGGTGATTGTATCCAAAGTCTAAGCCATACACATAAGACGTGAACTTAGCAGGTCTATGCTTGACAAATGACCAATTGCTGTAGATGTTACTCTTGCTGATAGCTTTCTCTCCTAGTGCATAGATTTGATACTGTGCCTCATCTGTTCTCTTCAAGTCTTCAATCTGTCGCTTGATGCTCTCAGGTAGGAATGGATTGTCTTTATAGGTAGACTTGATTAGAATAGACTCCTCAGCTGGTAACTCATAGAGCCACGAATTGCTCTCAGATGGATTGTAGTCAAAGATTAGCTTTCCCTCTGTCCTCATGTTGAGCTGAGTGAAGTCATCGTAGTACAGCTCATTGGCTTCATTGCACCATGCAAGGTCACGCTTTCTACCTCTAATCTTTTGTTCGTCATCAACTGAGAAAAACTCAACTATAGAGCCATTACCAAAGGTGTAGATGTGCTCAGACTTGTTATGTCTAGCCACGTCATAAATCTCTAGTGTCTTCATAATCTCTAAGAAGTCACGCATCACAGTAGCTCTCAATGCTGGGAACGTCTTGCGAATGATTGATACTACCTTATTAGGATTCTGTAGACAGTAGACTATTATCAGCTGGCATAGTGAGTAGGTCTTAGATGACCTTGAGCCGCCCTCATTGATTATAAACCTGTGACTTGAGTCATTTAGTGCCTCGTGATTCTTTTGGAATATTACAGTTGAATTTAGCTCCATAGACAAATCATACCACTTAGTAGTAGTACTTGTATTATTTATTATTAAGATTACTCCCCTTTATTAGAAGTAATAATATTAACCTTTATCTCAGAGATAGATTCACCCTTTGATGTTGTATCAACTCGCTCAGTCAGGTTGTTTAGTCTCTGAGTTATGGATGGATTGTACTGTCCAACCATGCCACCTTCAATCTGATCATGTCGGATGGCTTCCTCTATGCGTGTACAGATTGTCGCATATTCAATATATCTTCCGTCCGTATTAGCAAAATAATCTTGCACTGCACTACCATTATCCGCTGCATAACTTCTAAAACCTACTTGCGTCAATGGTCTCTCTAATGGGATAGCAGTTGCCTCGCCAGTTTTATTAGAAAGTGAGTATTGATATCTAGGATTAGCTTTGCACCAATCTCTATAAGATACAAATAAGTCCCACATTGCCTCAGGAGTAGCTATGTATTTATGCTTAGCCATTGTCTTGAGTGACCTTCTTAGTGCGTTTCTTTTTCACTGGTGTATCTATTGCCTTAAGAAACTCAGGTGATAAATCACTTTCAGATATTGGTGCTACAATTCCTTTGTATTCAATAACAGTAGACTCAGGAGCTGTAACAGTCACTACCTCTTCAAAGATGTGCTTAAGTCCAATTGTCTGATAGTATTTCACTTTGCTTAGGTCAAGGTTGTTGACTACGATAGTCTTAGTGCCTTGAAATCTGTCATATATTTTAACAGTTTTACCTACGAATTCTGGTTTGATTGTGTATTCCATAATGTTAGTCTTTATACCTATATTGTATCTCTTTTATATTTTGTTTTATTTCTTTGATTAGAAAGAATGCCGATGTGCTGTTGATGTTAAAATACTTAGCAAGAGCTGTCTGAGTAGAGTGACCTTTGTCATAGTATGCCTCAAAGATAATCTTTTTTATTCTATCATCCAAAGAGTTACGGTATATCTCCACCATTGCCTTCTTGAAGTTGTAGCTCTCTTCTAGGTTAACCTTGTGCTCAATGTCAGATGGATCATCCAGTGAGTCCTCAAGGTACTCATGTGATCTGTAGATGTCATCTTTTTTAGTCCTTGAGCCTTGCGTCCAAATAAGCTCGTACTTGATAGTGTTGAGTAGGTAGCTTTTAGCTTTGTCTTCTGTGACACCTTCTATCTCTAGCTTAACACAATGAAGGTAAGCATTGTTGATGACAGCATCAGCTTCTATTGAGCTAGGAATTTTTAGTCGCTGGATAAAGTGCTTTGTGTATTTGAGCACCTCAAGGTAGTTATTCTGCAAGTATTGGTCAAGCATTCTTTTCATACCACGATAAAAAGTCCTTATACCACACTTTCCTTCTAACTGTAGAGCAAAAGCATTCCTTGTCAACAATGCCAGTGTGAGCTACTTTAACTCTCTTGAGCTGTGACAGTGACCTCTTAGTCATAGTCTCATTCTCAGGTAGATTGATGATAGATTCTACGAGTTGTATATCAGTTTCTGTAAGCATACTGCTGTAAGTGAAGTAGCACATGCTACGGTGAATGATTGTGAGTAGATTAGTGCTGTCCAAAATGACATACACTTCCAGCATCCTAAAGCAGTGTGTAGCCAGTCAGGTAGTATGAATCTGTCAATGTATTTCTGAATAGGCTCAAAGTTAACAAACCACCAGGAGACTACCAATGAAGTAAAGAATGCTGTCATTGTGTAAAGATACTAATTTTGAATGTACCATTTAAACCATTTCTCATAAAATGAGTCTTTTACTGTATTGCCAGTCAGAAACCTAGACAATTGTGAGCCATTAACTCCAATGTCCTCAGCTATGTGAATCTGCTTGTATCTGTTAGTCATTCTCAGGTTAGTCTGTTCTATCATCCATTGCTTGATAGAGAAGTCCTTATCTGTTAAGATAGTGATAGTATAAATCTTTGATAAATCCATAGATAAAGTAAATTAAAATTATTATTGAAACGATTGTGAGTCCTCTCTTGCCGAGAAAGTAGTGCATGCCATAAAAAAACAGCCCAAATGTAGCCATTAGGCATAGCACTACTATGATGTACTTTACTAGTCTCATTAGAATAGCTTAGAAGTAACTTTTAGAGCATTTAAGGTCACATAGTGAGTGCCATTGTATTCTCGACCTCTCAGCTCGAATGTCACCTCTACTTGTTCATTTACTTGGATAAAGTCTAGTAGGTCAATGTTGTCATTCACTAGTTGAAATTTTACCTCTTGAGGATACTTGTCCTCAGGGTTACCTACCTTAAGTATAAACTCTTGCACTCTGAATTTCTCAGATACTTGCTTTGCGGGTAATTTGTTGATAATTACTCCAGTTGTTGTGTGTTGATTCATTTTTCTAATTTATATAGGTTTAAAAAACGTGCTGTAGTGCACTTAAATTCATTCATGGGGTTATCTGTAGTAGGCTTAGTTACTTGATAAACCACCATGCCAGCCTTATCTGAGATTGGCATCACTAACTGGTCTCTAGTTAGGTTAATGTACGTTTTGTTTAGTTCAATCATTTCTTATTGTTTAAATTGTTAAATTCTTCTTTGCTTACTTTCCTTAAGTCTAGCTGATCAATGTTATCTGTGACTAAGATACAATAATCATGACCTGATTTGTTGAACGTCTTAGCTGAGTAGCGAGCATACTTGAGATTCTCTAGGCTTGACTCAATTATGAAATAGGATTTTTCCATTATTTACAGTTTAATTGTACAAAATATTCATTGTAATACTCAGTACAAGCCAAAAGACGCTCTCTAATGGCTTCTTCTGTTGAAATGTTACGTTCGTACTGAAGTACTGTGATTCGTTTCTTAGGGTCAATGTGAGATACTTTGTGGATAGATTTATTATCCCAGTCAGAAAGCAAGAAGTCATCTGTGTCAATCATGCAGTAGATTAGCTCAGCTGATGCCTTGTCACATAGCATCATGTAGCCTCTCAACTGCCATTCATAATCTTTGTTAATGCCTTCTGATGCTATAGCTGGGAAAGTCTCTAGTGACCATGATGTCTTAATATCAATGATTGAATTGTCTAGGATGATATCAGGTGTACCTATCAGACAGTCATTCTCTATAGTATCTGCATTCTTGATGTAGAATGTATCTCTTACCTGATTGACTAACTCTATAGACTCATGCTCCCAGTCAGTGCCTTTCTGCATTGCTTTTGTAGATACAAATGAGTTGTAGCCAAAGAAGTCCTCTTTTGCCTTGCTAGCGATATAAGACTTAGTAGTCTGTGATAGTATCTCTGACTTAGTTCTTGACTCTGTCATAAGTTTACCTAGTGATGATGGGTGCCATTTCATAATGCTTGTATTTGTGTTTTGGTTAAAGTGAAATCAGCTTTTAATTTCTCTGCTGTGTACTTGCCTGACTCAATTGACTTAAGAGCTTCTTTGAATCTGTCATCTGTTAATGATGGCTTAGTGGCTGATGCTACTGAGTTACCATCATCATCTACAGCTTGAAGGCTCAATAGTGATTGTAGTGTCGCTCTTCTGTAGTAGGTAGTAGCTCCAATCATTTTTTGTGGATCAATGTTATCAGGTAGTGTTAACCAGCTCTCTATCATTTCACCAGTTTCAATGTCAATGATCTGAGTGCTCAGAACTTTGTCATGGATAGGTTGTAGGAGCAGTAATCCATTCTCATGAAGGATTGGCTCAACTGTCTCAAGCAATGCGTTGATGTCAGCATAGCTCTTTTTAAAGTGAGGATTGGTGCTGTTCTTAACAACTTTGCCAATGCTCATCTTTGCCTTGTGAATCTTAGTCCACAATGGCACTTTGGTTACTTCTGTTTGCATATATATTTATTTAATTGTTTACAAATGTAATAATTTTATTTAGTTGTGCAACTATTTTTATTTAATTAATTTAATATACCACCAACGTGTTGGAATTACTTGACCGATTAGCTTATCATCCTTGTGATCTTCACCATCCCAAATGACTTGAGTTACTTTGTAGTATTCAACTCCTCCAAATCTATTGAGCTTAGTCACTTCACCTACAAAGTAGCAATCGCCATCCTCTATGTCTTTTATTTTATCTCCTATTTTCAGCATTTTACCAATATTTTATTATAAAGTGAATAACTACATACCAAAAAAGTATGCCTAAAAATAGATAAATCCACCAATCATAGTTTCTGTCTTTCATTGTGTCAAAGTATCATACCATTCAACAAATGTGTCAAAGTCTCTAGCAATGTAGTAGATCCCTTTGGCTGTTTCTATCTTTTGCTGATACTGTTTCTGTGCTTCTGATTGTCTATCTTTACCATACTTCACTTCGATCTTGACTGACTTGCCATTGATAGTAGCTGAGATGTCAGCTGTGCCCTTAGTGCCTTGTCCTGGTGTCCACTTACCTGGCAACTGCTTTGTGTAGGCTATCTCGCCAGTTCCTACTTGAATCTTGTTACCTTCTCTGTATTGTCCCTGATTGCCTATCCTCTCAGCTTGATTGCCAGTTGCATTGATGTAAAAAATAATAGACTTAGTCAGACTGTTAGCTGAATTGTCAGCCCACTCTGTAGATGGTAAGTACTTTGGATTCATTGATGACTTAGCCATCATAATCTCAAGCTCTAATGCTTTGAGTTTTGCTTTGTTTTCTTTGGTCATATTGCTTTGGATTTGTAGTAGTTTTCAACTAGGTGCTCATTCTCAAGCTCCCAAAATTCTTTTATTAAATTTATAAATAATTTATGTGGATTAGGAGTCATCCAGTCTACCTCTAGTGTCCCTTTATGGTCAGTTATGCTAAAGATTTCTTCATCAAAGCAATAGCTTTCTATTTTCTTTTTAACATTTTGAAGTCTCTTAGACCTCCATTGTTCTTCTTGATTGTAATTTATTATCATAGTTATAATTTTTTTGCCATTTCATTTAAGTCATCTAAAATATCATACTCTTCTTTTACTTCTTCTTTAACTGTATTATCAGTTGCATACTCTACCCATCTTATACCATTAGTTTTACCTTCTAAAAAAATGTAGCCATTAAATGAAGCAAATGTTTTTAACCACCCTGAGAATCTTTTTTGTGTCAAGTATTTTACAAGGTCAGGATAATCTTTAGTTATTAAATTATATAAGTCATGCTTGTACAATCTAGTATTAAGAGATAGATTATCTGTTCCCCACTCATAAAATTCATAAGAAGTGTCTTTTATATACTTTCTGATTGGTAGATTAGTAAATTCGTGAGCTACTAAACCATTTAATAAGTAGTATTGAGAGCATTGTATCATAAAGTTATCAAACATTGTCCATTGCTCACTATC